CAGCACAACCAGCAGCATCAACAGCAGCACAACCAGCAGCAGCACCAAAACCAGCAGCAGCACCACAAGCAGCAGCAGCATCAACAGCAGCACAACCAGCAGCATCAACAGCAGCACAACCAGCAGCAGCACCAAAACCAGCAGCAGCAGCACAACCAGCAGTATCAACAGCAGCAGCACCAAAACCAGCAGCAGCACCACCAACAGCAGCACCACCCATAGCAGTCGCATCCGCAGCAATACCACTTGCGCCGGATTGTACAAAAAAAGTTGGAAAAGTTGCAGCAGATTTTCAAGTAACAGTTAAAAAATTATTTACAGATCATTTAAAAGATAGATATAAAATTACACTTACAGATGCTAATTTTCATACTACTAGTGGTGTTCCTGATAGATTTAAACCATATTGTGAAAAAATTATAAAAGAAAAAATGGGTTGTGATTTTACATTAATTTGTCCAACAGAAGATGGAGTAGAAAACATAACAGCACTAACATTTAAAACAGTTGATTATAAAATAAAAGATAAATGTATTCCAGAAATAAATCAAAATCAAACAATGCATTATATTAGATTTGGTTTTGTAAAAGATCCGAAATTTTCTGGAAATATTTATATATATGATGATAAAGAGAATAAAAATCTAATTGGTGGTGATCCTTTGCCAGGAAATCATTATTATTTCATAATTATTTATGATAATCCATCTATCGGGTCAATTAAACCATTTTATAATAAATATTTAAAATATAAAGAAAAATATTTATCATTAAAAAAATTAGCACAAACAAATATGGAAAAATTGATAAAATAATTTATTTATATAATTATCATTAAATTATATAAATAATGGCTCAACAATATAAATTATTTGACCCTAAATCATTCGCCAAAAATAAAATTTTAGAATTAAAATTGATTAATGTTGAAATTAATAAGGAAGATAAAATTGGTATAAATGGTAAAAATAATTATGCAGTAGATTTAGTTTTTGAAAATATATTTCACAATAATGATTATAATGATAAGGTTGAAGAACATTTTGATCTAATTTATAAAATAGTTTTAGAAGAAACAGGAATTTTTTTAGAAAATATAGAAGTAGTTGATCATGATGAAATATATGCATGGGGATCTATTTTTAAAGAAGATGATAAATATTATGTGTTTAAACCTGATAATACAGAATAAAATTTAATTTATTTATATAGTATATGTTGTTAGATAATTTTTACAAAGAAAAATATTTAATATTCTTAGATATAGAATTTCAAAATTTCCAACCTAAAAATCAACAAGAACATCATATATTAGAAATTGGAGTTTTAATATTTGAAAAAGGTAAAGAAGATCCAATATTAGTTGAACATATTAATTTTCCAATATTAAGTTTAAAAAATATGCGTTTAATGGGAATTGAATATTCTAATGTATCTGAAAAAACAGAAAAAGAAATGGAAGATATTCAAGAAAAATTTATAATTAAACCAGAATTAAATGATATTATAAAAAAAGAAAAATTAATTAAATATATACCAAATAAAGATATTCGTAATATATTAAAAGAAGCTATTAAAACAAATAATAGTGCTTTAATAGATGCTGATAAAGATATGATTGAAAAACATGCTAAAAAGGCAATGTTTTTATATTTTTATAATAGATTACCCAATGAATATAAAAAGCTATTAGAAAAACAACATTTACTTTATAAAAATGATTCTCAAGTTAAAAAAAGATTAGTTAATCCAGTAGAATATCTTAAAAAGCTTAATATATATTTAGAAAAAGGTATTTTAATTCATAAAGAAACAACTGATTTAGAAGCAATACGCAATGCTTCTCAATATTATAAAGTTCCTTTATTTATTAAAAATAGATTTGATATTGCAGTTTTTAATAATAAATTAGCTCAAGTTGCTAAATCACCAAATTTACATAATTCATATTTATATTTATATGATGAAAAAATAAAAAAAAATCATAATATGCTAAAATATCATGATAAATTAATCGAAATAATTAATACAAAAATGCCTAAATTTAGACCTCATAATCCTTTAGTTGATGCATTTATGACTATATTTGTTTATATATTAATGAAATAAATCTCATAAATATTTAATTAACACTGGATATTTCCATGCAATTATATATATTAATAAGAATACTACCATATGAATAACTAATTCCTTATATCTATCTCCATTTGTAATATAATATATTAGAGCATCTAATAATCCCCATATTGCAAATAAACGGATAATACCTAAATGAGAAAATGTAAATTTTTCTGATTCTTTTTTATCATTCATTATATTATATTATATACATATATTTTTTTAAGGAAAATTAATTTTTTTATTATTAATATATGCATCTAATAATTTAGTATCATCATTTGTTCCAGATATTGTTAAATCATAATTCATAAATTTTATAACAATTTTTAATTTAAATAATTTTATTGTACAAATCAAATTATCTTTTAAATAAATCATAATATCATCATCTTTTTCAACATACTTAAAATTATCATCAAATTTATTGAAAATTTTTTCTAATATATTTTGAATTTTTTTATTTGCTTTTAATATAATTTTTTCTTTTTCAGAATATTTAATCAATTTATTTTCATTATCAACAATTTGATTCCATATATTATTGAACTTTTCTTTCATTTGATATTCAGCATCTCTTATAATACTATAATAATCATCAAGTGATTTTTTTATATTAGATTCCATTTCAATATATTTATTTTTAATTTTACTAAATTCATCAATTATAGTTTCTATTTTTTGAATATTATTTAATATTGATTTATCTAATTTAGAACAATCATTTTTTTTTATAAATTTATATATATTTTCCAAGAGTAGTACACTAGTATATACTTTATGCTGTTCTTCAAATACTTTTGAAACATATACTATATGATAAACTATACCATCTTTTTCATACTTTTCATAAGAGAAAGGTTTTTGAAATTGTATTCCAGATTTTATTGAAATAAATAAACCATATGTTATATTTCTAAATGATAAATCATACTTAAATTTTTCTACTTCATCATATGGAACTGTACTATTATAATTTTTAACTTCTACTAATGCTTTTAATCCAGAAGGTGAAGTTAATTCTCCGTCTGCATGATGAGCTATACCTCTTTTAATATCATAATTATATTCTGGAAATTGTTTAGTAATAATATCATCAATTAATGCTTCAGTAATATCTCCTTTTTTTGTAGATTGATTTAAACCATATAAACTTTTAGTCAAATCATTTAAAGGTTGAATTGTATCATTCAGAGTATTCATTAAATCATCTTTAACTGTATAATATTCTAGATTATTTGAAATTGAATTAAAATATGTATTATAACCTAATCTAAAAATTGTTTGAAGAATATTTTTATAATCAGGTAATTTTTTTAATTTTTCTAATTTTATATATTCTTCTAATTTTATATTAATTGATTCCATTAATATATTAAAGTAATAATCTTTTATATATTTTTGAGAAAAATTGATAATTATTAAAATTAAATACTCTAGGCTATTATTTTATACTTATAATGGATAATACTATTAAATCTGTTTTATTTCCTATTTTTGGTTCATTCCCATATATCCTTAATTTTGCTATTAGTAAAAAAGAAAAAAAATTAACCGATGGTAAAAAAATTCTCTTTGTTTTAGATGGTACTGGATCAATGGGAGAATATATTAATGAACTAAAAGAATGTTCAAAAGCTGTAATGGCTAAAAAAATAATTAAATCTGTAATAGTATCAAGACCATACAATGATTATGATATTATTGTTTTTAATACAACTATATCTGAAAAATGTAAACTAGAAAATATTCCAGAACCAAATAATGCAACATATTTTACACCCCTAGTACCAGAAATTGAAAATATTTTTAAAAATTCAAAAGAATATTGTTCAGTTATATTTATTTCTGATGGAATCCCAACAGAAGATAAAATAATTGCAAGAGACGCAATTTGTAAAATTGGTAATATTACTAGAGAAAATAATGCAAATCCAATTGCTGTAGCAATTGGGGTTGATGCAGACGGTGAATCATGTAGTCTATTTGCTGGTAATCGGGGTTATAATTGTTTTGTAAAATATGATAAGGAAGTAGAAAATATTTCTAAAGATATTTTTAATGGTATAGATTGTAATTATCATACTTTAGAAAATGGTTCATATGTACCTGTTGAATCTGATGGTATGTATTATTATGTTGGAGAAAAATCAGATGGTCCAACAATTAAACCAACACAATATCATATTGAAAAATTTTTAAATCTAGTTATTCAAAAATATATTAATGATCCATCTCAATATTCATCATTAATTTCATATGTTAAACATATATCAAATATTATTGATGATGATAATAACCGTATTCAATTACTTGAAAAATATACTAATATGATTAGTATGCTTAAAAAGACATCACTTAATATTTTAAGATCTCCTGCAGCACTGTCTGCAATGGCGACTGTTTATCGCAATGTTTCATCACAAGTATAATTTAATTATTTTATAAAATATTTTATTTAGTTAAAAAAAAATATATATACTCTCTATATAAATGAGTTATAGTAATAATAAATTTCCTACATGCCCTGCATTAATGGAAGATGGTAAAATATTTACAGATTATCGTACACATAAAGTAGCTGATTTAGAATTAGCTGCTAAATATAAAATTGGAGATTCTCAATCATATAGAGTTTTTTTACAAGAAAATGCCAAATCATTAATTCTTCATAATAAAAAAGCACTCGAGGTGTATACATGTTCACCAAGAAAAGATGTTATTTATGAACCATTAAATAAAAAAAACTTTAGAGGTTATGATGTAAATGGTTTAAAAAATTATTCTAAATTCTAAATTATTTAATATCTTGTATATTCTAAAACTAACCATTTAGTACCAACTCCTAGCAATTTTATTCTATCACTAATATTAGTTAATATTAATGATTCTATAGAAGTCATATAATTATAAATTATATATTTTTTATTAATTATTGCTTTATAATTAAAAGAATTAAAATCTGAATCACCATTATGTGATATTATTATTTCAATTGTAGCTCCATCATTATTAATATTAGATTCTAAATTAATTGTCATATCTTGATCTAAATTTAATAAAGATATATTTCCATTTATAAAAGTTTTTAAAGAATTTATAACATCACTATTATATGCACTTGCTAGTATAATATTATATTTAATTTTTGGAATAGTTTCAACATAACTTATATTTTGAATATATGTATTAATTACAATCCATTTATTATTATAACCAATTAGAGAAATTGAATCACCAACTGATTGTAAAACTATATTACCTGATTGGGTAGCTATATTACTTACTGTATTTAATACATTTGTTCCAGCACCTCTAAGTAATATTAATCTATTATTTAAATTAGAACTATCATTATCTCCAATAATAATATTTAATAATTGACCATCTCTAATTGGAGGGAGTAAACTAATTGATACATCATTTATTAATTGTATTATATTGTAATAACTATTTAACATATTAGTATCATTTATAGCATTACTTGTCATATAATTTTTTATTATACCAACAGTTCCATTAATATCTAAATTAAAAACAGTATTATCATTCATTATTCCAACTTTCATATCAGAATATATTAAATTTTCATTATCTAAGTTTGTTGATAATTTCCAACCTCTATTAGATATAGCATAAACTGGACCAGAAGCTTTTGGTCCAATTATTAAAATTTCTGAATTTTTTGAATCATTATTAAATGTACATGATGTAGAATCTATTGAAGCAATATTTGCAGATGCAGTTGAGCCTTCTAATGTTATAAATATAGAAGGAATAGTACCAGATGTAAATATATCTGAATAATCTATTGTTATATTAGGAATATCGCTATTATCAATATTAAAACTAGGGGGTAATTGATTTGATGTAGGTGAATTTAGAGTTCCATCGGCTTTAATATTTACTCTTATCATATGAAGGTTATTTTCATTAGAATTAAGCGGTTTAAAATAAGACATATTATATATATATTTTATTAATAATTATTTTTTATATTATAGATATTATGAGTAAATACTTTGATAAAAAATTTATTTCAGATATTGGATATAAAATAATTAAACCATCATTAGATGATGAATTTAAGAATTTTATTTTTTCAAATATTAGTTCTGGAAATTACAATATATTGTTTGATAAAATTACAAGTGATGTATATTTAAATTTTACTGATACTGATAATAATTCTGTAATACATTCATTATTAATGGTTGATAATAAATTAATATCAGAAGAAACAAAAAAAATATTAATTGAATTTTTTATAAAAAGAGGAGCTCCAATTAATACATATAATAAACTAAAATTAACTCCATTACATATTGCTATTAATATGGGAAATAATCAAATAGTTGATTTACTATTAAAAAAGGGGGCTAATCCAAATGCGGAATCTATGAATAAACTAACCCCATTACAATTAGCTTTAAGAATTAAAACTAATATATGTACTGATTTAATAATACCAAAATCAATTGGTGAAATAGAAATAAAAGATAAAAATGAACTACAAAATAAAATTAATGAAATGATTAAAGGATCATTTAACAAAGAATATTTTAATAAAATAAAAATAATATATGATAATTATTCTAATCTAATTAATATCAAAGATTCTGAACAAGATAAAATTAAAAAAGAAATAATTAGTATTACAACAAAATCAAATTATAATGAAGAAGAAATTAGAATACAAATTAATCGAAAATTTGAAGAATATATTTTAAATATATCAAAATATTATAATAAAATTGATGATAAAACTGTATCAATACACTTAGTTAAAGATAAAAATGAATTTTGTAAATTATATATTCAAGATAAAATAGATGAAATTAAAATATTAGAAGATTCTATTAAAATAAAATATAATGAAAATTTATCTTTTATAACTAATTTTAAAAAAGAATTTAATTCATTTGTTAATGCTAAATTACATTTTATAATGACATTAATTTATATTAATAGTATTAATATTAGTTCAAAAAATAAATCTAATTTTAGAATTATTTTTCCAAAGGATAGTAAAGTTTATATTTTATCTGGGAAAAAAGATACTGATAGTGTTATTACAAATTTTAATAAAGATCGTGGTGGTGTAAATTATAAAATTAGCATATTTAATTTAAAAAATTCATTAGATATTTCAAATTTTATTAAAAACTTATCATTATTTCCAGATTATTTAAATGAAAATATTCAAAACATTATTAAATTATTAAATGAATATTTACAATTATTTAATTTAAATAATATGATTAAAACAATTAATTTAAATACTTTTGTAATTGTTGGAAATCCCATACAAATATCATATAAATTTTTATTTTTAAATTATTTAAAAATATGCAAATTATTAGAAATAATTAATAGTATAATTGATCTTCCACAAATTCTTACTTTTGATTTAAATTTAATAAAATATGATGATAAAATATTAAAGATAAAATTAAAATCAGCTCAAAATTTACCAGATCTAACTCTTATTCAACAAGATTATGATAATGTTAAAAATCATATTAAAGATTATTTAGATTTTATATCAAATGCTGATAAAAAAGATATAAAAATAAAAAAATTACAAGATTTATTAATTTCTCAATTACATATTGATTTTAATAATATTAATATTAAATCTGGAAAATGTACAGAAAGTGAAAATAAAGAAATAATTGAAAGTTTTAATAAAATAACTCAAAACAAATATTTTTTAAAACATTTTAAAGAAAATTATGTTACAATTTTTAATTCACTACCACAACTAAATAAAGATACAATTACAGCACAATTAGAAAATTATTTTAATAATAGTATAGATTTAAGTAAACAAATTAAATATTATCATACTCCTGTAATACCTTTAATACCTACAAATCCCACTCAAATTAATGTAATCGAAGATAATAATCAGATTATATCTAATTATAATAATGATAATAATCCAGATGAGGTTGGTAATTCATTTAAATTATTTACAGATGCTGAATTAACATTAATTGGTAATAATTTACAAAAATCAAAAGATGAAATTAAAATATTATATGCAGATAATTCAAAAAACTATATATGTAGAGATCCTACAAATGATATTAATATTGAAACAAATATATTAATTAATTTTTTAAGAAATTTTATAATAAAAGAACAATTTGAAAAAATAATAAATGTTACTGGTACTAGTACAAATCTAGATATAAATAATTTATTAACTAAATATAATATAGGCAAAGTTAATGAAAAATTTTTATTAGAAGAAACTATTAAAAGTAATACAAATGATTTAATTACTCATTTATTATCATATTATAATATTAATTATTCTAATAAAGAATTACAAAAATTATTTGGTAGTGAAAAATTTAAGGATTATGAAAATAAACAATATTTTATTAAAGATGAATTATTAAATATTGATATAACTAAATTAACTGATATTGATTACAAATTAAATAAAGATATTTTTATTGATGAATCTTCAATTATTCCTCCAATAACAAAATATTATAATTTTAATTATTATTCAAATGATGAAGCTTCCTTATGTTATAAAAATAATGATGAAATAATAGATAAATTATTAAAGAATTCATCAGTTAATTATTTAGTAAGAGATGCAGATGGTAATAATATATTACATGATTTATCAAATATTCAAAATTATAATTTATTTGAAAATATTTATAATAAATCAAAAGATAAATTTGATAAATTAAAAAAATTAAAAAATAAAAAAAATCAAACTCCATCTGAATTAATAGATGAACAAATTAAATATAATAATAATAATTTTTATAAGTCTCCAGTTAGTACACATGAATTATTATTTTCTGAAATATATTCATCTGAATTATATATTAAATTAAAAAATAATAATGAATTAAATTCATTAATCCCAGAAAATATTAGAAATATATATAATGATATTTATATCATATTTAATTTAAAAGATATTAATAAAGATATTTTTAATACTTTTAATAAAAAAGATTATTCAAGATTATTTGAATATGATAAAACATCTATGTGGACTTTAAGTGCGGATAATAATATAAACAATATTCAAAGAAACTTATATGATGAATTACAAAAAAGACATGATTTTAGAAATAAATATATGAATACTAATACTATGATAAATAGATTTTATAATACAATTGTTCATACCTTAACATTACATTTTACAAGTGTTTATTATAAAGTATTAAGAAAATTTTTATTAGAATTAAATGGTAATAAATTTGGTATTACAGAAGCTGTTTTAAGTAATTTTGAAAAAGAAATTTTTGATTTTGATGCTACATATAATAAAAAAAATCTTGCACAAAATATATTAATTAGTCTGTATAAAATAAATTATGATAATAAACAAACACCAAACAAATTATTAACATCATTAAAAGATATATTAAGAGATAAAATAAATCAATTAGAAAGTATTATAATTGAAAATCAAAAAGAAGAATTTGAAGAATCAATGGATAAAATATATAATTATATGCAAATATATTTTGAATCTTTTAATAAAAAAATAATAATATTTTTAAACAACTATATAAAATTTATAGAATTACAATATAATTTACAGCAAATAAAACAAAAACTTAATTAATTTCTTCATATAATTCGATTGTAAATGAAACATCCATATTATTAAAATCATATAATTCACCATCAATATTATAAAATGAAAATTCAAATTCACTTAATGATGGAATATTTTCTAAAAATTCTTGACCAATTTGTATAAAATCATTAAATACAACAGTATTTGGATTTCCAGATAATAATAATTTTGCAAATATATTTTTGATTCCATATGAGTCAATAGAATCTTTAAAAATATAATTTATAGTTAAATAAATATAATTATTACCATTAAAATTTAAAATTGTATTACTAATAATATCATTATTAGTAATCCCTAAACTATTTAAATTAGTATCAATTTCATAAGGTGTAATATTAGTTATTGTTTTAGAATAAACTGTAATTGAATTATAATCACCTACATTTCTAAATCCTAATATTGATCCAAGTGTTCCTAATTGATTAAATAATAATCTTGTTTGTAAAGGATAAAAAACTTTTATTGCATTTCCTCCTCCTGTAAATGTCATAACAGAACTATTATTATATTTATCTAATTTAATTTGATAATTATTTGAATCAATAATAGTTTCTATATTAAATGAATTATTTAAAATATTACTTGGAATTCCTTCACTATCTATTGCGTTTTCTATTATTATAGTATCATTACTAATTAAATTATGATTTGGATGTGTTACAATTATTCTATCAAATCCATCTGAATTATTAGAAAATTTTTTAATTGCATTTGATAAAATTACAGTACTATAAAAACTTATTTTAAATATATTCGTATTCTGTGATATATTTATATCAACATAATGATCATTTAAATAAATTATCTGAGACGCATTATCATTTTCAGTCGTATTATAATTAGTGGTTACTCTTGGTATTTTAATAATTTTTGATTTTATTTCATTTGCTAAATCAGTTGGATTAAAATTTCCAGGTGTAATTTCAATATTATAAATATAATCACCATCATCAACATTTTGCCAATATAATATATTATTTTGTTTATTAGTTGGCGTTGATTTAATTATTTTTTCTGTATTAGGAATTTCAGTTGATAATAATCTAATTTTATTTAATTTTTTAAAATTTTTCCCTAAATTATATTTAAAATAATTAGAATTTGGAAATCCTTCGATAACATTAACTATTTTTGAAATTATTATATTTTTTCCTCCAATTCCTATTACATTAATAAGATTATTTAAATTTGTATTATCTGATAAACCTATTGTAGCATTAACTGATAATGAAACTTGATAATAATCTTTAGAAATAATATTAGTAATTGTTAATGAAGACTGTAATTGATTTATATTAATTGGATAATTTGAATTAATATTATTAATTGGTACACCATTAATTGCAAATAATTTTGAAGTAACCATACTATTATCACTAAAATTGGGAGTTGTATTTATTTTAATATAAAAATAATTTTTATTTGGAATATTAATGTCATCTGTAAAATAAATATTATGAATTTTATTTATATAATTAATCGGTATATTATTAAAATAGGTATTATTTTGAGTATTACCATTAAAATTTGATAGTAAAATTAAATAATTATATGATGGATTTAAATTATGATTTGGATAATTAATTTTAACAAAAAAATTATTAACTAAAAATTCAATTTTTAACTCGTTACTTTCTACAAATAAATTTTTTATAATAATTTTATCTCCAACAGAATAATTATGATTTGAATCAGATATTGTTAATAAATTTGAATTTTTTTGAAAATAAAAAGGATTTTCTGGTAAAATATGTTGTATTGAATCCAAAATATTTTTTGGATTTTTATTTCTGTATTTTGAATCAATGTTTAATCGTGTAATTTTATATTTTTCAGAATGATTTGAAATTGGAATTAGTTTTCTTTTTGTATACTCATTTAATTTAAAATCTTGTTTATTAATAGATCGTTGTCTCTGGTTTTTTAAAAAAGATTCGTCATTATTTGGAATTGAATTTAAATATTCGTTAGTTTCATTATTTTGATAAATATTTTGTTTTACATAATTATTTGTATCAATATAATTATTTTTTAGTAAAAAATTTTTTTTATCATCTAAATTTGTTTTATCTATATTAAAATTTAATTTTGTTGTTTGCATAAAATAATTTAGTTATTAATTTTTATATATTATAATTTTTTTATAATTATAATATATATTATGAATTCAGTAGGAGGTAAAAGAAGAGTAAGTAAAAAAACATCTAAAAGTCGTGGCGGAGCAACTGGTTTAACCGGTGGTAAACGCAGAAGAGTTTCTAAAAGACGTGGCGGTGCAACTGGTTTAACTGGAGGCAAACGTAGAGCTTCTAAAAAAGTCTCTAAAAGACGTGGAGGTGTTACTGGTTTAACCGGAGGAGCAACTGGCGGCAGACGCAGAAGAGTTTCTAAAAGACGTGGCGGTGTTACTGGTTTAACTGGAGGAGCAACTGGTGGCAGACGCAGAAAAGTTTCTAAAAGACGTGGCGGTGCAACTGGTTTAACTGGAGGAGCAACTGGTGGCAGACGCAGAAAAGTTTCTAAAAGACGTGGCGGTGCAACTGGTTTAACTGGAGGAGCAAC